TCCACTATTACACACCAGTTGATTATAATGGTGCTTTAGATTACGCAATGCTTGAAGAAGAAATATCTGTTTATCAAATAAACGATGTAAAAAATGGATTTAGTGGAACCAAAGTTATCAATTTTAACAATGGTATTCCAACTGAAGAAATGCGTGACCAAATTAAAGCTGATGTTAAAAATAAGCTAACAGGTTCACGAGGTGATAAAGTAATTGTAGCTTTTAATGCTAATGCAGAAAGTAAAACAACAGTAGAAGATATACCATTAACAGATGCACCAGCACATTATGAATATTTAAGTAATGAATGCTTTAATAAATTAATTGTTGGTCATAGAGTTACTTCACCTATGTTATTAGGAATTAGAAATGGTGATGGTGGTTTAGGTAACAATGCAGATGAAATTAAGACTGCTACTTTATTATTTGACAATATAGTTATAAAACCATATCAATTAGAAATAATAGAAGCGTTAAATGAAATATTATTCTATAATGATATTAGTTTAAAATTATACTTTAAAACTATACAGCCATTAGAATTTACTGAATTAGACAATGCACAAACAGATGAACAAGTAAAAGAAGAAACAGGTTTAAGTTCTCACACTTGTTTAAGTTCTGATATTGCAGATGCTTTAATTTCTAAAGGTGAAACTATGGGTAATGAATGGACTTTAGTTGATGAAGTAGAAGTTGATTATGATTTAGAAGAAGAATACGATGCTGAAATTAACTTTATAAACGAAAAGAATAAAAAAAGCAAAAGTGCATTATCTAAAATTTGGCAATTTGTTTCAACAGGAATAGCAAGACCAACTGCAAAAAGTCCTGAACAAGATGAAACTATTGATGGTGTACAATTCATAACAAGATATGTTTATAGTGGTAATGCAACTGGTCAAAGAGAATTTTGCAATAAAATGATTAATGCAGATAAAGTATATAGAAAAGAAGATATTATTGCAATGGAAAGTCAAGCAGTAAATGCTGGTTTTGGTGTTAGTGGTGCTGATAATTACTCAATCTGGCTTTATAAGGGTGGTGCAAGATGCGAGCATAAATGGTTACGTAGAACTTATGCAAATTTTGAAGGTGTTAAAATAGACCCTACAAATCCAAACGCAAAAAATATTAGTTCTGCTACTGCTGAAAAGTATGGTTATAGAATAAGAAATGAAAAAGAAGTTGCTATGAAACCAGCAGATATGCCAACAAAAGGTTTTACACAAGAGTATTGGGACAAAATGGGATTTACAAATTAAGATATGGCAGCACAAGCATTATTTGTTACGAGAGATGATATTGTTAGGTTTACAGCATTAAATGGAAATATTGATGTAGATAAATTTGTTCAATATGTTAAAATAGCACAAGATACACATATACAAAATTATTTAGGCACACAACTATTTAACAGACTAAATGATGATATTGTAAATGATGACTTAATAGAACCATATACAACGCTTTTAAGCAAGTATATCAAACCAATGGTAATACACTGGTCAATGGTTGAAGCTTTGCCGTTTTTAGCCATTACAATCGCTGGAAAAGGTATCTACAAACATACATCAGAAAACGCTACAAATGTTGAAAAGAATGAAATTGATTTCTTGGTAGAAAAAGCAAGGGATATAGCACAACATTACACAAATAGGTTTATTGATTTTATGAGTTTTAATCAAGCAGATTTTCCTGAATATAATGCTAACTCAAATGGTGATATGTATCCAGATAAATCGGCTTTTTTCACTGGCTGGGTTTTGTAGTTTATGGCAATAGTATATAGACATAGAAGATTAGATACTAATAAAATATTTTATATTGGTATTGGTAAAGAAGAAAAAAGAGCATATAGAAAAGATGGTAGAAATAATTATTGGAATAACATAACTAATAAAACAAATTATAATGTTGAAATAATTGCAAAAGATATAGATTGGAATACTGCTTGTGAATTAGAAATATTTTTAATTAGCGAATATGGAATAAAAAATTTATCAAATATAACTTTAGGAGGTGAAGGAAATTTAGGCAACTTACATTCTTTAGAAACAAGAAAATTAATAAGTGAAAATAATAAAGGTAAAATAAGTTGGAATACTGGATTAAAAGAAAGTAAAGAAGTTACAGAAAAAAGAAAAATAAAGTTAATTGATTATTATAAAAAAAACATATCACATTTTAAAAACAAAGAATTTTCAATAGAACATAAAAATAAATTATCAATATCTAATTCAAAAAAATGCATTGATAAAATAACAAATATTGAATATTATGGTTTAAAAGAAGGATGTAAAATTTTAAATATAGATTATAATAACCAAAAATATTTGTTAAGAAAAAATAGTGACAAATCAAGATTTAAATGGTTATGATAAATAAATATAAACCAAAACAAGCTAACATTAAGAAGTTAGAAATATTTTTAAAAAAAATAGAAAACAAAACTAAAGATGGGATTAAATTTTCAAAGCATTAAAGGAGACACATTTGAACAAGTACCTTTTGAGATACTATTAAACGATGAACCATATAGTTTAGAAGATGCTATTATTAGAATGCAGTTAAGAAAAGAATATGGTGGTATTCCATTTTTATCTTTAACTTCAGTTGACGATGCTGGTATAACAATTACTGATGATGTAAATGGTTTATTTAAGATAAATGAGCAGATAATTGATATTTGTGCATATAACTATTTATATGATATAGAAATTGAGTTTGGTGATGGTACTGTTAAAACTTACATAAGTGGAAATTTTGTAATTAAAAATGATGTAACAAGATAATGAGTGATATTATAGATATAAACGTAAATGAAACCATTGAAGAAGTTACTATTAATGTTACTGATAATCTTATTACAGTTAACATAAATAAAGTAACTGGTGGCGGTGGTGGAACACAAACATTAGCACAAACTTTAGATTTAGGAAATACAACTGGTGGTGAAAATATAAGTATTTCAAATGGCGATGCTATTATTTTAGACAATGGTTCGATGCTTAAAAAAGGAACTACTGATGCTGGAAATGGTGGTTTAGGTGGTATTGCTCAAATATGTGGTTTAGGATATGAGCATAAATGGGAAGCTGGTAGACTTTACATAATGAATAGTAGTGGTAATATTATTCGTGAAGTATCACATAATTTTACTGAAGTGCCAACTGCAACAGATGATGTAACTAAAGGTTTTGTTCAAAACACAAGATGGATTTTAGACAATGGTGATGTTTATGTTTGTACTGACCCAACAGAAGATGCAGCAGTTTGGGAATTACAAGAATTAGCACAAGTTAATGCTGATTGGGACGCAACAAGTGGAGTTGCTGAAATACTAAACAAACCTACTATTCCAGATGGTACAGTAACAAGTATTGGATTAACTATGCCAAGTGCTTTTAGTGTTACAAATAGTCCTATAACATCAAGTGGTGATATAGCTGTAACAGGTGCAGGAACTGCCTCTCAATATGTTAGAGGAGATGGACAATTAGCAACTTTCCCAAGTGGTGGTGGTGGTGGTTCTTCTGTTAATTATTATTTAAATGGTTCAATTGCTGCATCAGTTGCAACTTATCAGCAGATGTCAAACACTGCAATAATTGGAGCAGGTACTGACTTTACAAAAACAGGCAATGGATTAATAGCACAATTCTTAACAGATATAGGTAATCCAAATAGACTTGAGATACCTGGTGGAGCTTGGAACTTTGAGATGTTTTTTAGTATGTCTTCAGGTGGAGGAACACCTAAGTTTTATGTTGAACTTTTAAAATATGATGGTGCAACTTTTACAAGTATTGCATCAAGTTCTTTAGTACCTGAAACAATAAGTGGAGGTACTCTAATTGATTTATATTTAACATCTTTAGCAGTACCTACAACAGCATTATTGGTTACAGATAGATTAGCTATAAGAGTTTACATAGTTGATAGTACAGGAGGTAGAACAGCTACATTACATACTGAAAATAGTCATTTATGTGAAATCATTACTACATTTTCAGGAGGTGTAACTTCATTAAATGGATTGACAGCTAATACACAATATTTTGATGAAGGCACAACAGGAACAGATTTTAATATTTCATCAACTACTGATACACATACATTCAATTTACCTACTG